AAAAACGACTTGGCACAATTCCGAAAGACGCTTGGCGAACCACATGGGTTGGAAACCGAACCAAAAACCACCGAAAAGAAATTTGCTAAGACCATGACCGAAGCGCGGGAAATGGCAGCGAAAAAGTAAATCGCTTTCCATCACCTAAAGGCAGCAAACTATTAGGCGATTTCACTTTTAACAAAACAAATTTTGGAGTTTAGATAATGGCCGAAACATGGACAACAGCGGCACAACTGCTAAAGTTGAATGACGCTAACCTTGCACCCGATTTTGCAAACAACTTGTTACAAGACGCCCCGTTGATTCGAGCAATGGCGGCGGTTACTGCCAACGCTTCCCAAGGTACTCAACACAAGTATCTCGCGGATACCACCGCAGCTTCCGCCGGTTTCCGTCCGGTCAATACCGGTTTGGATTACACCGCTTCGGATCAAACGTTAATCACGATTGATCTGAAAACAATGTCTGCCAACCCTCGCGTTGACCAACAGATTGCCAAAGCTTACCCCGGTGGTGTTGAGGCATTCATGGACTTTGAATCGGTTCGATCGTTGCGTACCGCATTCCGTAACCTCGATTCCCAATTGATCTTGGGTACTTCGTCGGACGCAAACGGTTTCGCCGGTATTATGTCAAGCGGTTACACCGACGCATTGGCCGATGGTATGGTTTACAACGCTGCGGGTTCTTCGGCACGTACCAGCGTTTGGTTCTTGCGTGTTGGTCCCGAGGATGTGGAATTGGTGTTGGGTAATGGTGGTGTTATTTCAAGCGGTGAAACGTTTGAACAACTTGTTGCCGCCCCAACCGGTGGAAAGCTGATGCCAATTTACGCCCGAATCCAAGAAGGTTTGATCGGGTTGAAGTTGGGTGGGGCTTACTCCATTGGCCGTATCTGCAACCTTGCTGCGGGTGCGTTAACCGATGATATGATCTTCGAAGCTTTGGCGTTGTTCCCCGCTTCGCGTATGCCAAACTTGATCGTGATGAATGGTCGAAGTCAAAAAGACTTGCGAAATAGCCGAACGGCAACCAATGCGACCGGGGCACCGGCACCAATCCCAACGGAAGTTGCGGGAATCCCGATCTTGCGTTGCGACGTCATCACCAACGCTGAAGCCGCTGTAACCTAATACACCGGTTTCGCTTGATTCGTTTTTAGGATACTGGAAATGTCATCTTCCCCGATTGAAATTATGGCCCTTGTGTTCTTGGAAGCGTGGAACGTGTTGAAAACTCTACACGGTTCTTACGTTACCTTGAACTATGGGGAGGGCACCATAAGCAATCTACGGGTTGTCAAGACGCGACCCGGCGCTGAACAAGCGGTTGGGGAAGATGTTTCCGTTGAAAGTTACACTTGGGACTTTTTGGTTTCTCCAAATGATCTAGTGGTCGATGGGGAACAAATCATACCGCAAGAAGGTTTCCAAATTACGGAAGCCGATGGAACGATACACCGACTTATTCCTAGCGATACGAATAACTTGGTATATCGTTACAGCGATCAATACAAAACATGGATTCGAATGTACTCGGAGCAGATAACAAATGTCTAATCAAGTCATTGCGTTAGCATCTGCTTTGGCAACTGCTTTAACCGAGTACACGGAAAAGGTATTCACCCGGGCTTACATTGTTGAGAACTCCCAAGCAGAAATACAAACCGGAAGGTGGTATGTTCTTCTTGGCGGTGAGGAAATGTTACCCAGAGGCAATGCCAACCAATACAATATCGAAGTTGCTTTGGTGTACCAACGTGGGTTGCCAATGCACTCGACAACCAAAAAGCCCGTTAGGAATTTGGATTTCTTGGATGGGTGCGTTGAAGAGGTTGAATCGGTAGTTAATCTCTTCCGTAACCGCGACGATGTTTCAAGCCCCGATGAACATACCGGGATGTTTACCACATGCGGTAATTATGGATCGCTCGCGGGGTTCAACTTCGCTTCGCTTTCCAACAACCCAATGTTAGACCCAGTTCTCCTACGTGATAATCACGTTTTCAGTTCTTTGATTCGACTAACCTACAGAGGATAATAAAACATGGCTGGAAAAGATTGGCCAATTTACGTTAATACCGGTACTTATGGTACGCCAACATGGACGCGAATGTGTCGTGTTAGCGATGTGAACATTTCACAAAGCAAAAGTACCAACGATGTGATGATGCACTGTTCGCCCAACAAGAAAGCCGTGATCGGTTACAAGAAGCATTCCGCGACGTTCAAATACGTTGTGAAAAAGGTTCTCCCCGCCGGTGTAACCGATACAATGTTTGATCGGTTGCAAGACAGCTACGACAACGATACCGTTATCGATATCGCATTCCTTAACGGCGTTATTGCGGCTTCAACAACCCGCCAAGGCGAACGTGGTCCCGTCATTGTTACGAAACTTGATCGGTCGCAAGCCGATGAAGAGGCAGTAACCTACGATGTGGAAGTACACGAAGTTGAAGACGAACAAGCAGGAAACGTTTGGGATTGGGCTCCATATGAGCTAGTCACCGGCGCGTAATTTTTCTTTCTCTTTTTAGGAATGGTGTAGTGCCCTTATGCCAATCGAAAATCTTAAAGTTGGTGTTGGAACTCGGGAATACTCTTTCGAGTTTGTTGTAAGCGATGCCCAAAGGCTTAAAGCTGCGGGCATCGATGTTTTCAACGCAAAGAAGTACCAAGCATTATTTGCAGATGTGTTAAAGCAACTTGACTTGCTTACCGAATTCCTGAAACCGCAGCTTGAAAAATTCGGCGTAACAGAATTGCAATTTTGCGATGATCTTGTGCGGGAACCGGAAGCTTATGGGAAATGTTTGGAGGCGTTTGTTGCGGGACTCGAAAATTTTTTCCAGAACCTCCGCCAAGAAAGCATGGTAAAGGTGCTAAGAAAAGCTCGGCAGCACATGGAAATGGCGGAGAAAGCCCGGATGGAAAAACTAGACGATCCAAGGATCGATCTAGTAGCACAAAAGGAAATCGAAAAGGTAAGTCAAGAAGCAGACACGCTGCTAGATCAATTGCTATCTGGAACGATATCTTTGACTGCGCTGGAATCCTCGGAGTCGAACCCTGGCGATGGACCTACCGGCAATTAGTCCGTAGTGCCAATTCCCGTTTAGCGTTTGATTTCGATCGAGCGGCGGTTATCGTTGCGGCACTATCGCACAAACCGATTAGTCCGCTATCGCTCAACCCATACCGCAAGAACCAAAGAAAAGGAATGTCTGTTGAGGAATTCCAAGAACATGCCGAACGTCGGTTCAAGTCCATGCAGCGTGCAGGGAAAGAAGTCAAACGCGACGTTATCACATCCTCTCAATTTGTGAATGACGAATAATGGCATGGTTTGTTAACAGAGCGCCCAAAGCCGTTCACCCGTTTACCTCGGGTGGCGGCAAAGGGCGTCGTGTTCTGGATGTAAATATAACAAATATGTTTTTCGATCGGGCTAATGTCCAAGCCATGATCGGAAAACGCAACGCTGCGGCTATGTCAAAAGCCGGGGCGTACATCCGAACAAGGGCACAAACAAAAGTATTAAAAAGGAAGAAATCACGATCGCGACCGGGGCAACCCCCGCATGTGCATTCGAAAGATCGAGTACACAACCTAAAGTACATACATTTCTTTTTTGACAAAACAAAAGAAAGTATGGTTGTTGGTCCGTCCAAAGTACCTGCAACAAACGCATACAGCCCAACACTCATGGCGGGTTACACTGTACCGCAGATAATGGAGCATGGCGGAACTATAACAATTGTGGAAGAGAAACCACAAGACACCCCAAACGTAACATACGATTGGCGTAGAAAGGGTGTTTACAATAACCCAACTCGCAGAGCAAACCCTAAGAAACGGATGAAACATTCCCGTGGGCGACGTAGACCACGTAAACATTGGAAACCGCTTCCCAAGGGCGATCCACGAAAGCCTCTGTTGAGGCGTAGGCGAAGGGTTCGCATTGATGAACGCCCCTTTATGTCCGTGGCTTTGAAGATGGAAATCAAATCGGGCTTAGTGAGAAAATCTTGGTACTCTAGTGTCGTGGGGGCAAAATAATGTCATCTGCCATAGAAGCAGGAAAAGCATACGTTTTATTGCAATTGCGTGATAAAGTTACGCAAGGGCTTAAAACGATGGAAAAGAAGTTTCGCGATTTCGGTACTTCCGTCGCGTTAACTTCGGGTGTTGCTTTCGCCGGTTCTGCCGGTGTTATGTCCTGGCCCCTAAAACTTGCCGGTGATATGGAGCAAACAACCACATCCTTTAAGGTGTTCTTGGGTGATGCTGAAAAAGCGAAAAAGAT